CATCACTGCCCATTTTGTCAATTAAAGTTACGTTCATACTGGTAATGTGCCACTCTTTGGTAAATAATGTAATTCTTCAGCATTTAATTTAATCTTTTCTTTTAATGTGCGATTAATTAAATGTGTAATGGTATCTGGTTCTATTTCTTTTTCTTTACAATATTCTAAGATAGCATCCATGTGTGTCATTTGTTTCATTTGAACTTTCTGATCAATCAGAATTGCAAAATCTTTTGGTGTCACCCTTGTTCACCACCCATTGTATAACCAGTCATTGATGCAACTGAAGCTGTTGGTTCATCGTGTCCATGAAATGTAAAAGTCATTTGGTCTTTATTCTCTTGTGATTCTTCATATAATATAAGTGCAATTAAAGAGTACACCGCATTATCCATTAATGTATCTTTGATTGATTCATCATTATATTTTAATTCACCTTTTTGTATAAAAGACATTAATCGACTATACTTATCACCAAGTCGTACAGCAATACCTTTCCAGGCATCAATACCACCTAGTTCTGATAGTCTAAAGTTTGCAAATGGATCTGCTTCTTGAGCATAATCATGTCGTTTCTTATCGTGTAATGCTTTTATTTCTTCTAGTAATTCATAAAAGCGGTGTGTGTATTTGTGCATTATTCACTCCTATTATATAGTTCATGCCCAACACTAATCGATTGGACACATAATTTGCCATCATATACCATCATCAATGCCAATTTCTTTAGATCCGAACTGGCTGCAAAGAATACGGTACGGTTTTTGTTATTGTATTCATCACGACCAAGACCAATGGAAACAGGTAGTAATTGATATTTGTACCCGAGATAGTAGGCAACTTTTTCTGGTTCTCCACAGAATAATACAGTATGTTCAACCTCTGTAAAAGTATCACTAAAAAGTTGATTGTATTTAACTGCATGTGTGTTGAAAGTTATTAAAAATGAACATAATATAATACTAATTATTTTTTTCATTTTCGATTGATTTATAAAACTCCTCTATGGATTCTTTTAGAGGTGTCAAGTATTGTTTTTTGTCTTTTTTAAATACTTGTGTTCCACCATCTTCAGTTACGATAAGAATCACAATGTTATTGATCGGAATTCCTGTTCTTTCTTCATACATCTCTGCATAAGCAGTACCTTGTATGAAGTAGTTGATAATCCAATCTTCTTTTTTCTCACCTGAAGCTGTTTTAAAATCAATAACAGATAGTTCACCTTCATATTCTGCAATACAGTCAACTCGACCTGCAACTGTATATTTCTCAGAAAACAATTGAGCTTCCTGTGTGTGTATATTATTTATGTTGTTAAGGATAGGTTTAAATTCGTTAAACATACACCAAGGTAGGAAGTTCTTCTTGTGTTTTTCAGTTAAGGTTTCTTCGTTTACGTTGTTGAGATAATCCTCAACCATATTATGAACAGCAGTTCCACGATTAGCAGCCTTTCTGCCAATATGATTAGCGACTTCTTCGCCAACTCGTTTACGCCACTCCATAAGTCCTTTCTTATCTCTTTGTGATAAGACTGTGGTGATTGAGGGATATGCATCTCCGTTTTCGGTTTCATAGAATCTTTTGCCATCTACGTTTCTCGCTTTTAATTCTGGTAATTGTACTGGTTCTAAATGATTAAACATAATATAATTATATCACACTTTAACTAAAATGTCAATAGTTAATCATCTCCAATGCTAATTCGTTAGTTTCATTAACTCGTCTAGTCCAACCTTTACCAAAAGTATCAAACGTTGATAATGATTCATAATATTCTTGTCTTGCTTTAGAATAGTTTTCAATGGTTTCTTTTAATCCATGTTCTTTTACATACTCACTTAATTTTGCAAGAGTATTAGGTCCAATACCACCATCGGCAACAGTACCAATCATTGTTTGTAGATATTTTGCAGCTCGACCTGTACCTGCATTGACACCAAAATCAAAGACTGCCAAGTCTAAACCAGAAGGTAAATCATCACCCTTTACTCTATCCCAATAGTTCTTTTTATAGATTGGTTCAACATCTTCTCTCGTCAAATCTTTCATATCTTTTGTGCCACCGAAGTCTTCGTAAACTCTCTTGGTGACGCCTAGATTTGTTTCTCCTCCAGGGTCTTTCGGATGATTGACGTAACCTCCCTCGTGGTGTAGTATTGTTTCTAAACATTTAATCCAATTGTTTTGCATTTGCTATCTCCGTTTTATAATAAAGTTTAAGTTTCTTGTGGTCTCTTAAAATTCTCCACATGTCTGATGAACGATCGATATCTCTATCACGTTCCATTTCTTCTACTTTCTTTTTATAGTATTTGTGTAGTTGTTTTAGGTCTTTAAGTCTGGTCATAGTGCAATCCTAACTTTATTTTGTTTACTAGATAATTACGTAAGAAACCACTTCTTACGATGTCACCTAAGTCAAATTCGATATTCTCAAACTCACCCATTTCAAACAGAATCCTTTGAAAGTCAAAGATACCATTTTTCTCAGCAGTCTTGTTTAAGTCTGTTTGTTGAAAATCACCACAAAATATAATTCGACTGTTCTGTCCAACTCTTGTAATGATTGTATCTAATTCGTGGAAGTTAAGATTCTGACATTCATCTACAATAATAATACCATTATCTATGGTAATACCTCTTAGAAAAGAAGTAGATAAAAATTCAATGGTACCTTGATTACGTAAGTCAACATATAATCTTTCAAATGCATTTTCAGTTGGTGCTGAAAACATAAATCGTACCATGTTTTGATATGGCATTTGATATAAAAATGCTTTGTCTTCTTCATCGCCTGGAAGAAAACCAATATCTCTGGTAGGTAATAAACTTCTTACAAGATAGACACGTTGTTGATCTGTCTTGTCATTGAGTACCTCTTTCAGTGCCATATGTAAAGATAAAAATGTTTTACCCGTACCTGCAACTCCATAGAGAAATAAATGTTTGCCGTCTTTCCATGCCTGAGCGGCACGTTTTTGATTTTCAGTGATTGGTTTGATATTGACTAGGTCTTTGTCTGAGATTCCAAGTTTCTTTTTTGCCATCTTTATCCTTTGTGCGGCCCAACTAAGAAGTTGGGCCTTTATCTAGTCCTGTATCGATAACAGCTGACTTTCAGGCAAAGTTTACCCTACTTTTGCTCTTCGATATTCTTCGGGCAGATACTTAATTATTTATAGTGCCCTCTTTCTGTGTTTCTTTAAAACATCTCTTGCCTTTATTCTTGCATTGGATTCTTTAGGTCCATAACGTTGTGCCAATGGTGAATCTGGATGTTTTTCACTGATTTTAGACAGTGTTTCTTTCCAACCAGAATCTGTTTTACTATCAAGTGTACCAACACTTGAAACAATATTCATTTGTGTTGGTGGTAACAATTCAATATGTTTCTGTTTGGTAAATTCTTCCATTTCTGCAATCATCATTAATTCTTCCCACACTTTACCTGTATTGTGGTCTTTAAATCTATACGTTGGCATTTAATTTTTTCTCCAATAAAGTTAATGCATCTTTCACATAGGCAATACTTGCCACTTCATCATCATTAATCTCTATATCAAATTTATCTTCCATTTCCATGATAAATTCTACTACCATTAAACTATCAAATCCTAAGTTATCAATGAAGTGAGAATCTAAGTCAAAACCATCTTCGGTATAATTATAGTTTGTTACGATTTCAAATAGTTTCTGTTGTAATACCATGTGTGTACCATTCTGGAATCTGTCGATTTGTCCATTTTGCAAATTCTTTCTTTGCGATTATATAGTAGTTCTTATATGCTTGAATAGAATCACCATCAACTTTACATTCTGGATAATGTGACATTGCTTGTGGTGGTTCTGTAAAACCATTATCTGGTAAATTTTTGGGAGTTGTTTTTAGTATGTCACCAAGCAACGTCCAGCTGGAGTGATCTTTGCCTTTTTGGTTTCCATATCGATGTCGATACTCTGCTGATAGTTCACGCCACAATTCATACAACCAGTCATAATGCTGAGAAGAAGTACGAGCCCAAACAGTCGAAGGGTGATTAAAATGGCATGCTTTGTAAACAATGTTTTCTAAGTTATCTGATAATTTATATCTTGTTATTTTTCTTCCGTTTTTGGAAGTACCTATATATTTAGTACCGTCAATCATTCGATGAGCAGTGGAAAGTATTTGAGCATACTCAACAATCATTTTGACCACATGTTTATCACAGTGCATTTCTGCACAAGTTTTGGGATTCTTATCTAGGTAAAATACGTTCATTGTATTTGTATTATATCATATTTGTTGTTCATTGTCAATTAAAAAATGTATCCAAAGAGCTGACTTCATTAGTCTTTATTTTATTGTTTTTCACTAGTCTGGCAGTATCTTTAACTATTGTTGGATATTCATCTTCAGGAAGTAGAAAGGTACCCGCCTGTAGAGCATCTTTAGAAATCAAATGTTTATGTGGATGCTCAAGGTCATCCCAATGTTCTAATATGTATTTTGCCATTTTATCGTATTCACCGTCACTGATTATCGAATTGTCTAATTGATAATAAATGTAAGAATGAACTAGATATTTACCGATTGGATTATTCATCAATCACTCGATAAAATATATGGCCGTCAATTCTTGTTACTTTTTCT